TGGTTCATCGAAACAAACCGGAGAAATTGAAAATGACAAATACGGATGGAAAATGGAAAAGGGCTGGACCGAACGGTGAAGTCGAGGTTACAATAAAAGGTCGACGCTATATGGTCGAAAAGGCTTTAGACCATAACGAACGCCACAGTCGTACTTTGGGCAAAGCCGAGTATAAGATCATGCAGCGGAATGAGTGCAGTTCGGAGTGGGAGTGGGTTTGTACAGTTCAGGGCAAAGAATATGCTAAAGAACTTGTCATGCAGAGGTTGAAGGCGGTAAGACGAATTGTTGATGAAATCCTACGAGACAAGGCGCAAGACTACTAAACCAACAGCGGGGCTTCGACCCCGCTCAACCAAAGGATGAAAGCATGGCTTACAATAAATTGAGTACGTATAAAACTGCATGGACAGAAGACGGCAGCAATGGTTGTGTCATATATACCAACACAAAAGTAGTTGAGTGGAGCAAAGACACAGTAAAACTCAATTCTGGCGGTTGGGAAACTGTCACAACAAAAAGAAAGATGAACCAATCAAGTCACCAGTTTGGTCTAGGCTTTGGTGTATTCCAGAAGGACTATGTTTGGTATGTTGATACTCCACAGGGCGATACCGTTAAATATTTTGACGGCATGGAGATAGAAAGGTAATACAATGACCAGTTATCGATACGTAGTAATTACTTGCAGGGGCGGAATTGGTGGACATGACCACGGCTCTTGGACAGGCCACCCAGACAAAGAGGACGCCCTAGAATGCGCCGAAAGTGTCGGCGGCATACCCTACAAGGTGAAAATCAAGGGCGATAACCACGTTCTGAAACAAGTCAAACGGGAGGCGAAAAAATAATGGTTTTACCTCTATTAGGATTAATCGGCGGCATTGAGATAGAAAGGTAATACAATGATTGATGTAAAGTATGGTGTATCTTGCGATGGCTTTGGTGGTTTAATTGAACAACCTAAGTTTGAAGGATTAGATGTTAGGGTCTTTCAGATCTTGGATAGTGGGCATGTAGTATGGCGAAACTTCCATGAATGGCAGAGCCACGGCGAAAGAGCTAGAACCTATGGTTGTAATATGGAAGCCGCTGATTTTAGTTTGGGTTGATTTATTGGTGACACTCTGATAAGGGTGTCACTAAATAAACCAACCAGAGGAGGATAAAATGACTAAAGAAATTAATGTAGTGGCGATAGCAGCCGAGATCGCTGACGAATGGTTACAACTTGTGATTAATGAGTATGCCTATACCACGGCAGAGAACGGTGATCAGGTCTATACTGAAAAAGCACAAGACTTGTTTAATCAAATAAATGATCATGTTACTGGAATAGTTGAGGAAAATATGTATGGCTGAACAATGTAAAGGTAAGGTTCTATCCCTGTATGATTATACTGGAGTTGCCGTGACGCCTTGGGCCAAAGCTGGACACGAGTGTTATTGTTACGACATCCAGCATGATCCTGATGATGTGAAAGAGAAGCATTTTCCTAGTGGTGGTGTTATTTACTACGTGTATGCCGATTTACATGCTTGGGAAACTATTTGCTCACTTTTTAACGCTTTCGAAAATGAGAACTTAGCATTTGCTATGGCGTTTCCCGTTTGTACGGATATGGCAGTGAGCGGGGCAGCACATTTTGCCACCAAAGCAAAGAAAGACAAGTACTTCCAATATAAGGCAGTTAGATATGCCGTTTGGTGCGCTGGACTATTTGATGATTTAGAAGTGCCGTATTACATTGAAAATCCAGTTTCTGTATTGGCTACCAAATGGCGCAAACCTGACTATAACTTCCACCCCTACGAATACGGTGGATACATCCCTTACGATGAAGCAAAGCACCCTCGGTGGCCTGAGTACATCGCACCATTTGATGCTTACCCAAAGAAAACTTGCCTGTGGACAGGTGGTGGCTTCAAAATGCCAACTAAGGTAGCTGTTGATGTACCAAAGGGATACTCTACCCAGCACAAAAAGCTGGGCGGTAAGTCAGCCAAGACCAAGAACATCCGCAGCGCAACGCCCCGTGGCTTCGCTGAGGCTGTATTTGAAGCAAACCAATCACGCCGACAAATTCAATAACCAACGTAGGAGCATTGCTATGCAAACAATAACTGAAATGAACAGAACCAACGCTAAGTTGGTTAGAGTAATCCTTGAGGATAGACTTCCTTCCATACTTAAAGAGCATGGATTGAGTTTTGAGTTAGGTAACGCAAGATATGATGATGATGGAGTGAAATTTACAGGTTTTAAAATATCTGTGAAAGGTGCTTTATCCGAGGCAGAAAAAGCATTAAGAGATGAACTTCAAACTAGAGATAGAATGAAGTTTAAGATGTTGGACCAAAGCAAAATAGCCGAGCTTGATGGTATGGATATTTCGCTCGTTGGTTTTAAGCCAAGAGCAAGAAAAAAACCTTTCATAATCCAAGACCTAAATTCCGGTAACCAATATGTGATTGGAGAGAAACTAGCTGAAAGGTTATTTAAGAGTGATGCTAGAGAGGAGTAAGTATAGAATGTGGGGACTACTTAAAGAGGACGGTTTGTGGTGGTGTTCGAGTCCGAATGTTGAAGGCTGGATAGGCCCGTTCAACACTCGGTCTGAGGCTCTAGACTGGCACAGGGCTGATGATAAAAGGACGAGGGATCAATGAGTATGTGTGGAGAGATTGAAAATACAAAAGCAGAGATCGAAACTTGGGAGTACAGGGCGAAGAAACTCCGAGAAAATCTTCTCAATTTGTGGGTTAAAGAATGTGACAATGTAATTGATCCAATTGTCTGTGTTACTTTTGAAGAACTGCGGCACATAGACAAGGTGCTTGCCGACTTACGGCGGCGGCTTGAAAACTTGGAGAGGTGAGGGGCATGTACTTACATAGAGTAGGGTGGGCACTGTCTGTGCTGTTTAATGTTGTATTGGGTGGCTCAGTATACCAGCCTTTTTCAGCACGAAACTGGCAGTGGAAGCGGGACGGCAAGATAAATTTAGTGTGGTTGATAGACTTGACCACAAGCAAGGGTCACTGCGCTCGGTCTTGGGCTTGGTGGCGGCCAACAGTTAAATAGGAGGATGGACTATGAATATTAAGACAGCAAGAGAATGCGGCGCAGAGGATGCACGTCTGGGCCTACGTTGTAAGCCCCGATATGAGGAGGATAGTGTCTCTTACTGCTTTCTCTCGGACGATCAAGTGAGGCAATACCTAATTGCATATGACTTCGAAGAGTTGGATGCCGCTGGCCTGGTTGACTGGTACAAATATGATTGACCTGACGTCAAGTGAAGTAGTAGTTGACAATTCTGAAATACTTTGTATAATAAAAGGGAGGCTTCCGAAATGGATATACTATGACCAGACTAGAAAGAACAGACAAACTACCCTGCCCGTTTGAGGACTGTGGCTCAAGTGATGCCTTCGCTTGGTATCACGACCAAGATAAGGGCCATTGCTACTCATGTGGTAGTGACTATCCATACCATAAACGTAGTCGTCCTATCATTAAGGGGATAGCTGATAGCTACGATGATAATATCTTTGACGAAGGAGAGACTATGACCACTAAACCTGAGGCTGTTGTTCAGCCTATCCTTACCCCTATGTATCGAGCAACAAGGGGTATAACTAAAGAGACGATGGAGAAGTACGGGGTACAGACCTTTGTCAACTTAGTTAATAATGAAGATGTCAAGCATGAGTACCCGTACACAACAGGTAAAAAGACAAGGATATTGCCGAAACAGTTCTTTACTTCTACTGGCTTTAGCGGTGACGAATTGTTTGGGATGGACAAGTTTAACTCTGGCTCGGCTAAGGCAATCACCATCACAGAAGGTGAGATGGATGCTATGTCTGCCTACCAGATGCTAGGTAGTAAGTATCCTGTTGTTGCTCTACCCTCTGCTACTCCGAGCAGACGTATGTTGGAGAAGGTGCGGGAGTACCTATCATCCTTTGATAAGATTTATTGTAGTTTTGATAGTGATGGTAAGGCAGACCATCTTGCCGAGAAGCTGGCTGGTATCTTCCCCAACAAGGTATACAAGGTACCACACACCAAGTTCAAGGATGCTAATGAGTTCCTTGTTGCTGGTGCTGAACATGAGTACCGCAATAGCTGGTGGTCTTCATCCAAGATGAAGCCAGACAATGTACTCTGCACCAAGGATGATTTTCTCTCCCTCTACCGTGACACTCCTGACTATGAGGTGTTTGCTACTGGACTGGATGAACTGGACAGTAAGATGATGGGTATTCACAAGGGTGCATTCACTGTTGTCCTCGCTGAGACAGGGATTGGTAAGACAGAGTTCTTCCGCTACCTTGAACACCAGTGTATCACTACTACCAACTACAGCCTTGCCTTTTGTCATGGCGAGGAGTCACAACTACGGGGTATTCTAGGTCTCTTCTCCTACAACCAGGATAAGAACCTGATCCGCAAGGACAAGGTGCAGGAGCTAGGGTACGAGGAGAAGTACGTCGAGTTCATTACAGATATGACATCAGGTGAACGGGTGTACCAGTTTGGCATCCCTGTTGGCACCGATGTAGAGGGTATCGTGGATCAGGTACGGTTCCTTGCGGTTGGTATGGGTATTGACTTCATCTTCATGGAACCTATTCAGGACTTTGTTACTGCCCGTAGCACCAGTGAGAAGGAGGCCATGCTTACTGAGTTGACAACACAACTCAAACGTCTGGCTGTTGAACTGAATGTGGGTATCATCATCATTGCACACGCCAACAAGGAAGGCGAGGCTAAGTACTGTGCCTCTATTGTACAGGGCGCAGCCTTTGAGATCGTACTCAAGAGGGATACACAGAACCTTGACGAGACTGTAGCTAACACCACTTTTGTCTACGTTGGAAGGAAGAACAGAACAGGAGGAGGATCAGGCTTTGGCGGGGCAATGTATTTTGATTATGAAAAGTTCACCCTTGAACCTACTGCTATCGAACCACCGGAGGACACATGACAACCGTTGTAATGGACATAGAGACCGAAAGTCTCACGCCATCCCACATTTGGTGTATCTGTACCCTTGATGTGGATACAAAGGAGGAAAGGACATTCTATAATCCTACCTCTGTCCCAGAAGAGAAGGAAAAGTTCAATGACTTTTGCCGTAATGTCGATAAGTTTATTCTACATAATGGAATCGGTTTCGATGTACCAGTTATCCGTATTCTTCTTGACTCACCCATAGACAATGATCAGGTGGTGGATACCTTGGTTATCTCTAGGTTTAAGGACTACTTGATAGATAGGTCCGTGCCTCATACTTCTTCATTGTATCCCTATCGACATAAGCATTCGCTTGAAGCATGGGGTGAACGTCTTGGTTATAAAAAGACCAGTTTCAAGGCGTTTGACAAACTATCTCCTGAACTGGTTGACTACTGTACTCAGGACGTGAGGGTGACGTACCGTCTTTATAAGAAGTTGTTACCTACTCTTCGAGATAAGACACAGGCCCAGGCACTAGAGGTAGAACATAACATTCAATGGTTGTGTGAACGAATGACAGACAACGGCTTCTGTTTCAGAGAGGACGAGGCAGAAGAGATACTAGGAGATGTAGTAGACAGGAAAGAGAGCCTTGAGGCTGAGATGCAAAGGGCTTTCCCGCCTAAGTTACAGCAGGTACATCAGGTAACACATCGTATAGCTAAGGATGGTAGGGAGTTTGTCTCAGTCACTAAGAACAAACAGAGGTATCCTATCCATACAGTAAAGGATGGTATGTTGTTGTGTTATGATTACGTTTCGTTCAACCCTGCCTCACCGAAGATGCGGATCGACCGAATGTGGGAGGCCGGATGGGAGCCAGTGGACAAAACGAAAGGACATATTGAGTATGAGAGAACAACCAGACCTTTTTGATGTTAAGACCTGTAATAAGTGTGGTGAGACTAAACCCTTCTCGGAGTTTTACAAACGCAAGTGTACTTGTAAGTGTTGTATAGCAGAGTATGATAAAGCCTACCGTCAAGAGAACAAGGAGAGGATAGCAGGGTATATTAAAGCCTACCGTCAAGAGAACAAGGAGAAGATAGCAGAGCAAATGAAAGCCTACCGTCAAGAGAACAAGGAGAAGATAGCAGAGTATGATAAAGCCTACCGTCAAGAGAACAAGGAGAGGATAAGAGCAAACGAGAAAGCCTACCAGCAAGAGAACAGGGAGAAGATAGCAGAGCAAAAGAAAGCCTACCGTCAAGAGAACAAGGAGAAGATAGCAGAGCGAGAGAAAACCTACCGTCAAGAGAACAAGGAGAGGATAGCAGGGTATAAGAAAGCCTACCGTCAAGAGAACAAGGAGAAGATAGCAGAGCGAGAGAAAGCCTACCGTCAAGAGAACAAGGAGAGGATAGCAGGGTATAATAAAGCCTACCAGCAAGAGAACAAGGAGAAGATAGCAGAGATAAGGGCTAGGAGGAGAGCAGTGAAACGTAGTGCTGTTCCTAAGTTCCTCCGTAACTGCCCTCTTGAAAAGCAGAGGCTAGTCTCTATTTATAAACTAAGGGACATCTTCTCTAAGGCCACAGGAGAGCAGTACCATGTAGACCATATGTGGCCTTTGACTGATGGTGGCCCCCACTGGTCCGGTAACTTACAACTCCTACCAGCACAGGAGAACCTAACTAAACATGCCAGTGTCTGTCCAGACATAAAGGCAACAGTAAAGGAGGCACTAAGGAATGCAAGACAGAGGTACAAAGTTCAAGAGATACGGATGGAAGTGTAACGAAACTAACCTCAACACACTTCCCGACGATGCCCCCGCTGGTGCCCACCACCTAGCCGAGTGGCTGACCCTAGAGGGTAGGCGTTCCTCGCTTGTCGAGTGGTTAGGTCAGTTAAAGGATGATGGTAGGATACATGGTAAATTCTCCCATATAGGGGCTTGGACTGGACGTATGGCTCATAGCAAACCTAACCAAGCAAACATACCTGCCGCCTTTCCTGGCACACCTAGAACTGCTGTAGAGGCTGTCAAGGCTAAGTACGATGGACGTATGAGGGGGTTGTGGCATGTGCCTGAAGGTAGTTGGTTGGTGGGTACTGACGCCGAGGGTATACAGCTAAGGGTATTGGCTCACCTGATGAAGTCAGAAGAGTATGTTCACGCTATTGTGTCGGGCAGGAAAGAGGATGAAACAGACATCCATAACCTGAATCGAAAGGCCTTAGGTATGTCTCACATTACACGGGATATGGCAAAGACGTTTATCTACGCCTTCCTACTGGGGGCAGGTAACGCAAAGGTTGCTGAGATACTAAGGGTCACCCCTCGTGAAGCAGCACAGGCAGTTGAAAACTTCCTACATTCTATCTCTGGTCTAGCTCGGCTTAAAAACAGAACTATCCCTGTCATAGCAAAGGTAGGTTGGTTCACTGGGTTGGATGGCAGAAGGGTGCCAGTACCTAGTCAACACAAAACACTGGCAGGTATGTTACAGAATGGCGAGGCTACTATTATGAAACATGCTGCACTACAGTGGACAAAGCAAGCAGACAAGGCGGGGTTTGACTACAGGTTAGTTACTTGGCCCCATGACGAATGGCAAACAGAAGTGAGAGGAGAGAGAGAAACAGCAGAAAAATTAGGTGACATCCAACGTCAATCAATTGTTGACACTGGGAAAAACCTTGCTATAATGTGTCCTCTAGCTGGTTCCACCGACATTGGGACAAGTTGGGCTGAAACTCACTAAC